TTCAGGACAATAAGGTCGCAATGAAGCTACCGCGTATGTCGTTTGAGATTACAAACATTGTGTATGATGCGACAACAAAGATCAACCGCAATAATGTTGTAACCTCGATTGATGCGGGCGATACACTTACGAAGCATATCGTACGGACCTTTGCTCCGTACAGAATGAACTTCCAGCTCTCAATTATGGCAAAGAATCAGGACGATGCTCTTCAGATCCTTGAACAGATTCTGCCATATTTTCAGCCCGAATATACCGTTACAATCAAGGAGCTGGATTCGGTAAATCTTACGACCGACCTTCCGTTTGTGCTCACAACGGTAAACATGGAAGATACCTACGAAGGCGATTTTGTTCAACGCAGAGCAATTATCTATACTTTGGACTTTGAGACGCGCATCCGTTTCTATGGACCAGTTTCAAATAAGGCAATAATTAAGGTATCAGATGTGAACCTGCTTACAAATCAAAACGATAAGATCGATGTAAATATCAACACAATCTTAGGTTCCATTGAGGACACACCCGACGACTATACCATAGTTCAGACAATTACGGATTTTGGGTTTAACGAACCCAATCCTTAAGCACTCAATTTTATTATGAGCAAAAGCGAAGAACTCTTAAAGAACTTGGAACACCATTTACCGGCTGTTCCGGTGGCTCCTATTACTGCAGAAGTAAAACAGGATAGGGAGATTGAGGACGATTACAAATTTTCGCGTGAGACATATAAGGACCTCGTGGATAAGTCGAATAAGGCGATTGATGGTATGATGGAACTTGCGTTACAGTCGGAACATCCACGCGCATTTGAGGTACTGAGCAATATGCTCAAGAACACTTCCGACATGACGGATAAGCTCATGGCACTTCAGAAGCAGAAGAAGGAAGTTAAAAAGAAAGAAAAAGGCGAAGTTCCGACGGGTCCCACTGGTAGCGTTACAAACAACAATGTGTTTCTGGGTTCCGTTACAGATTTACAGAAACATTTAATCTCTCAAACTCTCGAAAAGAATGTCACAAATGCACCTTAAAAATGCTGAGATGGGGTACCTCGGTAACCCGATGGTCAAGCGTGATGGCGTTCAACAGCAATTCACGAATGAAGAAGTAAACGAGTACCTCAAGTGCATGAAGGACCCGATTTACTTTGCAAAGAAGTACGTGAAGGTAATTTCTTTGGATCGAGGCTTGGTTCCATTTAAACCTTATTCGTATCAGGAAAAAATGTTTAGCCATTTTACTGATAATAGATTTTCCATTGTTCTTGCGTGTCGCCAGTCGGGCAAGTCAATTAGCTCGGTCATCTACATTCTTTGGTACGCAGTATTCCAACCCGACAAGACGATCGCAGTCCTCGCCAATAAAGGTTCGACGGCGCGTGAAATGTTGGCACGTATTACTCTTGCGCTTGAAAACCTTCCATTCTTTCTACAACCGGGCTGTCGCGCCTTGAATAAGGGTTCAATCGAGTTTAGTAACAACTCGCGCATCATTGCCGCAGCAACCTCTGGATCTTCGATCCGCGGTCTCTCCATCAATCTATTGTTCCTTGATGAATTTGCCTTTGTTGAAAATGCAGCAACCTTTTATACCTCAACATACCCAGTAATTACATCGGGTACTACGTCCAAGGTCATTATTACCTCTACGGCAAACGGTGTCGGAAATACATTCCACCGTCTTTGGGAGAGTGCGGTTCAAGGAGTTAGTGAGTACAAACCGTTCCGCGTGGACTGGTTCGACGTTCCGGGTCGTGATGAGAAATGGAAGAATCAGACAATTGCCAACACATCGCCGCTGCAATTCGAGCAAGAGTATGGTAATTCCTTTCATGGTACAGGCTCGACGCTGATTAATGCCGAGAATCTTCTTGCATTAAAATCTGAGCCCGCAATCTATACTCAGAACAATGTAAAGGTCTATGAGAAACCTATCTCCGACCATCGTTACGTGATGACGGTAGACGTGGCAAAGGGAAGAGGACAGGACTTTTCTACCTTTACCATCTTCGATGTTTCGGTGCAGCCATTCTATACCGTGTGCACATTCAGAGACAATCTCATGTCACCGCTGTTGTTTCCGAATGTGATCTATAAGTATGCAAAGAACTATAACAATGCGTATGTCGTGGTCGAATCGAACGACCAGGGATCCGTGGTATGTAATGGTCTCTATTATGACCTAGAGTATGAGAATATGTTTGTGGAATCCATCGTGAAGCATGGAGCCATCGGTATTACCACCACAAAGAAAACAAAACGTATTGGTTGCAGTAACCTCAAGGATCTTATCGAGCAAAAGAAACTAAAGGTCGTGGATCCAGATACCATTTCAGAGTTAAGCACCTTTGTTGAGGACGGTAGCTCATATGAAGCATCCGACGGCAACCATGATGATACCGTAATGACTCTCGTGCTGTTTGCATGGTTTGTGGCAACCGATTTCTTTATCAACATGTCCGACATTAATCTGAAGCATATGCTCTATTCAGATAGACTTAAAAACATTGAGGATGAACTTGTTCCGGTCGGTTACTTTTCAGCCGTTGAAGATACAAAACCAAAATACACCGTCGAAGGTGGAGAGGTCTGGGCTCAGTCGTATAATACCGGATTGTTCTAAATCCTTCTATTTATAAATAGATCATTGAACATCCGTATTATTACAACCTTATAACTCAAAATTTGACGAGGACAAACTAATGGCATTCCAAGTATCACCAGGAGTTCAGGTTCAAGAAATTGACCTAACAAACGTCGTACCAGCAGTATCCACCTCTATCGGTGGCTATGCAGGTGCATTCGCGTGGGGACCAGTTGAAGAGATTCGCATGGTAAGTTCTGAAAAAGAACTTGCTACTGTATTCGGATCACCAACTGACGCTACCGCACGCTCATTCCTTACCGCAGCTTCTTTCTTGAAGTACGGTAATTCACTCAAAGTTGTCCGTGCATTAGGCAAGGACGGCGTTGACACAGCACTTAACGCAACAGCCGGCGATGTCGGTCTCCTAGTTAAGAATCTCTCGCACTACGAAGAAAACTTCGAAGATGGAGCTGCAACCGGATCCGGCGACCCAGTCGTTGGTGAATGGTGTGCTAAGTTCCCTGGCGAACTCGGCAATTCACTGGCCGTTTCTGTTTGCCCAGCAAACCCAACAGCTTTTACAGCTTGGACCTATAAGAACGGATTCTCTGCTGCTCCAGATACTTCTGCTAATGCCGGAACCGATACCACAAAAGATGAGCTCCATATCGTTATCGTTGACACCAACGGTAAATGGTCGGGCACTCCTGGTACCGTCCTCGAAAAGTTTGAGTTTGTTTCTCAAGCATCTGATGCCCTTAAAGCTGATGGTACTTCAAACTACTACAAGACTGTTCTGAATAACAATTCGGAATATGTTTACTGGTTGAACCATGATGTTGCTCTTTCAGATGCAGGTCAGACTCTTGAATACGGTGCGGCTTTCACCACCGGTTCTCTTCCTCTTACCTACACTCTATCTGGCGGTATCAATGAAGTTGTAGTAAAAGCTGAGGTTATTACCGCTCTTGAGCTCTTCTCCGATGCCGAAACAGTTGATGTAAATCTTCTGTTCACCGCCGGTGATGTTGCAGATGATTCGGATATTGCCGAAGAACTTATTGCAATCTGCGAAGCTCGTAAAGATGCTATTGCACTGGTATCTCCTCCAATTGAAACAAGCGTCGGCACTTCAACTCCGGCGGCCGATGTAAAGGAATGGGCAGACGAGCTCACTTCTACATCATACGCCGTAATTGATTCGACCGCGCTCAAGGTATACGACAAATATAATGACGTTTACCGTTGGATTCCAGCTTGCGGACATGTTGCCGGTCTCTGCGCAAATGCCGATCAGGTTGCCGATGCTTGGTTCTCACCAGCAGGTTTCAATCGTGGTCAGATCCTCGGAGTCACTAAGATTGCTTTCAATCCAAAGCAAGCCGATCGTGACACGCTCTATAAATCCCGTGTGAATCCTATTGTTTCCTTCCCAGGACAAGGTACGCTTCTCTTCGGCGATAAAACAGCTCTTGCCAAACCATCTGCATTCGATCGTATTAATGTACGCCGTCTGTTTATCGTTCTTGAGAAATCCATCTCTACCGCTGCTAAATTCCAGCTGTTTGAATTCAATGATGAATTCACTCGTGCGATGTTCCGCAATATGACCGAACCATTCCTCCGTGATGTTCAAGGTCGTCGTGGTATCACTGATTTCAAAGTTGTATGCGATGAGACCAATAACACTGGTGACATTATCGACCGCAATGAATTCCGTGCTGAAATTTACATTAAGCCAGCACGTTCGATCAACTATATCACTCTGAATTTCATCGCCACTCGTACTGGTGTTGAATTCTCCGAGCTGGTTGGTAACTAATCTTAACAATTAAATAAGGAGAAATTCACATGGCCGTTTTAGGTATTACAGACTTTAAGTCAAAACTTGTCGGTGGTGGCGCTCGCAATAACCTTTTCAAGGTTACCTGCAACTTCCCCGCCTATGCCCGTGGAAACACTGAACTTGCATCATTCATGATCAAGGCAGCTCAGCTTCCATCATCAATCATCTCACCAATCACCATTCCGTTCCGTGGACGTCAAATGCAAGTTGCAGGCGATCGCGTATTTGAAGCGTGGGGTATTACCGTCATCAATGATGTTAATATGGACATCCGCAACGCTTTCGAGCGTTGGGTCAATGGTATTAATAACAACTCAACCAACACCGGTCTTACCAATCCAGCTTCTTATACAACCGATATGGTTGTCGAACAGCTGAATAAAGGTGGAGCTGTTACAAAGCGTTACGATCTTCGTGGCACTTTTCCAACAACCGTGTCTGCAATTGATCTGAGCTATGACTCGGAAAATACAATTGAAGAATTCGGTGTTGAGCTCCAGGTGCTCTATTGGGAATCAGCCCAATCCAGAGTCTAATTATTTGGATAAATAAACAACAGGGGAGGAGTCATTCCCTCCCCTGTTTTATTCAACCCAACATATAATATGGAATTTTTCGGATGGAAATTTGAAAAACTCAGCGATGCTGAGAAACGCAAGAAGATTGCAGAACAACCAGTTTCTTTCGTGCCCGCAAGCTCGGAGGACGGTTCCACTGCGATTGCCGCCGGAGGTTACTATGGTCAGTATCTCGACCTTGATGGAGATGCAGCAAAGACGGATGTTGATTTAATCCGCAAGTATCGTATTGCAGCTGAACAGCCCGAGTGCGACCAGGCAATTGATGATATTGTAAATGAAGCTATTGTCGGAGACCATGACGATGTTCCGGCACACCTTAACTTGGACCGTCTGGAACAGCCGGCTTCAATTAAGAAACTAATTCGTGGAGAGTTTGATCACCTCTGCAAATTACTTAATTTCAGTAATAATGGTCAGGATATTTTCCGTAGATGGTACATTGATGGACGTTTGTTCTATCATATGATCATTGATGAAACTCAGCCCGACGCAGGTATTCAAGAACTGCGGGCGGTTGATGCACTCCGTATCCGTAAGGTCCGTGAAATTAAAGAAGAAATGGACCCAAAAACGGGTGCCAAAATCATTAAGAATCTTGATGAGTATTACCTCTACCAGGATGGCGGTCTTCAGAAGTCGGACATTGGGCTCAAGATTAATAAGGATGCAATCTGTTATGTGCCATCCGGTATTCTTGATGCTACCCGTAAGCGTGTTCTGTCTCCGCTCCATAAGGCAATCAAGCCCGTGAATCAACTGCGCATGATGGAAGACTCATTGGTCATCTATCGTCTTGCACGTGCTCCGGAACGCCGTATTTTCTACATTGATGTGGGCAATCTTCCAAAGGGTAAGGCGGAAGAATATATGCGCACAATTATGAATCAGTACCGTAATAAGTTGGTATATGATGCTCAGACTGGTGAAATTCGCGATGACCGTAAGCATATGTCAATGCTTGAAGACTTCTGGCTTCCGCGCCGCGAGGGTGGTCGTGGTACCGAAATCTCTACGCTTCCGGGCGGAGAGAACCTAAGTCAGATTGACGACATTCTGTTCTTCCAAAAGAAACTTTATCGCTGCTTAAATGTACCGATCGGGCGCATGGAGCCGGAAACTCCATTCAGCCTTGGTAGAACCACAGAGATTTCACGTGATGAGGTCAAGTTCCAAAAGTTTGTCGACCGTCTGCGTAAAAAGTTCTCGATCATGTTCTTTGATCTACTTCAGACTCAATTGATGCTCAAGGGTATCATTACCGAAGAGGATTGGCCGCAGATTCGTGAGGACATGACGGTTGACTTCCGTCAGGATAATTACTTTACCGAGCTAAAAGAAGCTGAAATCCTTACAAATCGT